ATGTACACGAAACGTCCGAATTTTAACAATTTCGGGCGTTTTTTTGTGTCCAAAAACAAGAAAATCCGTGTACACCCAAAACGAAAGAAGCCCGGCGATGAACCGGGCTTCAACATTGTTCCCCGTGCGATGCAAGGGGCTTTCGCAACAATGTGGTGCAAAGGTACAAAATTTATTCCAAATCCTTGCGCATGGATGCAAGCAACTTGCGCAACCATGCCAATATTGGCTTCCTGTACCGCATGAACAAGACAAGAACGGCAACGATTGATGCGGCGATTGCCCACGTCCATACATTTGAACGTCTGCTTGTCTTTGCAACTTCGTTGTGTTTATTCTCCTTGTGGACGGTCGCTTTGTCCTTGGTCGTGGTGTTGCGTTCCTTTTCCGTTGTCTTTCCATTCTTCACCACGTTTGAACGGATGGCGGTTTGCTTGATGCGCTTCACGCCCTTTCCGCCCTTGATGGTCATCTTTCCGTCCTTGTCAATAATCAGTTCGGGCAAATCCGGCGCGTGCGCTGAATCTCCGAAAAAGATTATTTCCGTGATGATGGCTTCCCCGGATTCGGTCTTGGTCGTGTCAACGACCTTGGAAACATCCGCGACCTTGGAAACGCTTTCCGACATAATATCCGCAACAACCTTGTCGGTGTTCTTCTCCAGCTTGCGCGATGTCGAACACGCGGCAATCAGTAACGCGACAAGACAAAGCGCGATGAATTTCAATGCCTGTTTCATATCATCGCAACTTTTTGATGTCGTTCAAGCGGTTCATCCATCCGGACAAGAAACGCTTTTGTGTGTACTTCAACAACTCCTTTTCGGTCGCCTTGCGCCCAATCTTCTTTTCGTATGCCACAACGGAACGCGAAACAATCCCATTGATGAACTTCACGCGTTCTTTGATTATGGCTTCAAAAAGTTGGTCGGGGTCGGCAAAGTTGACCGCAGACAAGGTTTTGTCGCCAACGATACCATCCGCGACAACGCCAAGCAATGCTTGCGGTTTCTTGATGCCGTGGATGCCGGATGCCCAAACCCAATCAACAAGGATATTTGCAATCTTTTGGGAATGGATGTCATCGGCGCGCCATTTATCCCAAAACATCGTCTTGATGATGTCACGCCAATGGGCATCCGAAATGTGTTTCAAGTCCGCCACCGATGGGCGGGGCAAACCTTTCTTCTTGCAATACGCTTCATAAGTCGCGATTGTCACGCCTTTGTTGGTTGCGCCGCCCCGGTCGGTCGGGTCGTTCGCAAATCCGCCCTCCCATTTGAGGATGAACGGAATCAAATTTTTAATGTCCGCCATTATCGTTTGTTTTTGGTTTTACATACAATTCACACTTTGGCGGGTCACATGAACCGCCACCACGGAACACACAAAAAGTATTGGCACACGGCACGCCATCCATCGGCGGTGTTGGCTTGTGTTCTTTCAACTCGTGCAAGTCAATGTCAAAATGGCGTTCGGTCTTGTCAACCATGATGCGTTGGGCGATGATTGCCCATTTTGCATCATTGCAAGACGATTCGTTTTCCAGCATTGACCACACTTGCCAAAAGCATACCGACCCGGCTACAATTTGCGGCAAATGCAAAGACACTTCCGGGAACACCATCACGTCCATCAAGTGAACAAGGACGGTCAAGGCATACACTTTGATAAGTGTTCGGAACACGCGCCCGGCATAATGGGATTTGAATTTTCCATCATTCGCACCGGGAAAACGTTTCTTCACTCTCCGGCTCAACGACCATGCGGTGTAACAATCAGCAAGCACCGCAAGCGTACACACAAAGATGAACGGGAATGTCGGCTTGATGATGGCGAAACACGCGCCGAATGCGGTCATCATGTATCTTGCCAAGATAGGAACTATTGTTGAATGAATGTTTGATGTCATAATCGTAAAATCATGTAAAATGAAACATTTTGCCAACTTTCGCGATTGTCGTATCAAACACAACGAAATCAACGGCGGGCAATCCTTGGGAAACTCGTTCGGTTTTCCATTGCGATTGCACTTGCTTCATTTCCGACATCAAATTGTCGCTCCCGGTGAACACGGAACGCCGCGTTCCAATTGCCTTTCCGTTGGCATCCTTTTTGAAAAAGTCGCCGTCCGAATCGGGCGTGTCCATAAATTCGGCATTGATGACAACTTGCATTTGCATACGCATACCGGACGCATTCTTTCCCGGAAACTTGGTTGGTTCAATCTTGATTTTCTCAATGACAATGCGGCGGTCAAAAAGTTCTTCAAGGTCTATTCCCTTACCAATTATTGCGTCCGATTCAATGTTAGAATCGCTAAATCGTGGCATTTTCTTCTTTTTAGATGTGTGACAAATCCGAAATGATTTGGTTGTCCAAATCTTCGGTAAACTTCAAATATTCCTTGTATTCGGCAACCGCCTTTTCATCCGGCGCAATGCCAATGACGTGCTTGTTGTACGAATTTACAAGGTCAAATTCCGCCGTTTCGTCAATGACTGAACGGATGAATACACGCTTCAAGTTTGCCTTTGTAGGCTTTGCGAACGTGCGCACTTCATAACATGACCAACCAATCGGGCGGGCTTCCTTTTCACCCTCCGGAATGGCTTTTTCTTCGGCGATGTTCACGCGATAAATCACCGACCCGTCATTGTCCTTTTCCAGCACGGCGGGCATACCATGCGCAATGTCATAATGCGCGTTTGGTTCGATTGAATTTAATTTCATAAGAAAACGATTTTGAAAGTTTGTCGAATAAATGAATTGAATCCGAATACTTGCACCAACCCCACCAACTGCAAATGGCTTGCTTGTAAGCTGCCTGTGTTGGTTGTTTCTTGCGCTTGTTCAACTTCGCCACCCGGCGGCAAAGATTTTGTTTTATGGACTTGCGCAATAATGTGTGGTCGTGATAGAACACGAATCCAAGGAAATCAATTCCGCGCGCGTCAACCGGGAACACTTGATGATTGCGTTTCACTTTCAGTTGTAAACACTTCATGTATGCCCGTATGTCACGCAACAACGCGTGCAAGGATTCCTTGTCCGGTGCAAGAATAACGATGTCATCGGCATAACGCCAATAATACTTCACGCGCTTTTCTTCTTTCAACCAATGGTCGAAATACGCCAAGAAAAGGTTTGCAAAGTATTGGGAAAGGTAGTTGCCAATCGGCACGCCGTTCAAGGACGTTGCCACCAATTCCCCGGTGTTCGGGTCGGTGACAAAATTCCGAATCGGAATGTCCGTGTTGATGTTGGAATCAATGATTTCATCCAGCAACGCCAAAAGGCGAACATCTTTTATTTTCCGCCTTACCACACCTTTCAACACTTCGTGGTTGATTGATGGGTAAAACTTGCGAACGTCAATCTTCAA